AGATGGTGGAGCGTGGATTGGCGGACCCGGTGGCTGTGAGTATAAAACAGGAGCCCAATCCGGAAAGAAAGACCGAGGACGGCAACTATCGCACAGTCTGTCAAGTCTCCTTAGTTGACCAAACAGTCACTAGGGTCATGAGCCACACACAGAACGACCTGGAGATCAAACTCTGGAGGACCATTCCCAGCAAACCTGGAATTGGCTTTTCAGACGACGATGCAGACCACATACTAGCCCCTGTGAACGAATGCCTTCGAAACGGCACCTTGATGGTGTCCGATATAAAAGGATGGGACACAGCGGTACAGGAGTGGGAACTGCTAGGAGCGGCCGACAGTCGCGCAGACACATCGACGGGCAGAGGAACACTCTACCACAAGATTATGCGCAACATGGCCTACGTCCTATCCCGGTGTGTGTACGTGCTATCCGACGGCACGTTGTTGGCACAAACGAAATACGGAGGGCAAGTCTCTGGCGGCTACAACACAAGCTCAGACAACTCAAAGATACGCGTGAAAGGCGCGTGGTGGGTTGGAGCCACTGTTGTTCAAGCCATGGGCGACGATGCCAATGAGGACTTCGTGGAAAACGCAGTGGAGAGATACGCAGCGTTGGGCAAGACCCTACGTGAGTACGCGCCTTGCAACGGCACATTAGAATTTTGCAGCCAGGTGATAAAGCCAGGGAAGATCTATCCGATCGACTCTAGCAAGTCACTATATCGGCTGCTCAACTCGACCTGCCAGGACAAGGACCAAATACTGCGCCAGTACCTGGAGGACAACCGCCACAGCCCCACACGGCTGAGCGACATCACGACCATTTATGAGTCGGGATGGGCGGCCTCAGGCCCGACCCTCTAACTGCCTGGGATGGAGGACCCAGGCAAACCTGCGATGCCCAAGGTCAAGAAGACCAAGACCCAGAAGAATGGCAAGCGAGCCAAGCAACCACTCTATCCAACCCAGCGCGGCCCAGCCCCGTCGGGCATCGGACAGCGTGGAAGCACGCCGCTGGCTCGCCATGCACGGCTGGTGTCTGGTATTCCCAAGCGAGGGTACCATGCAGCTGGAGAGATTGTCTCCAACTGCGAGTTCCTCGGGGACGCCACAGTCAATTGCGACGCCTTCAACCTTGGA